GTGGTGACATGGTGGCAGTCACTCACGAAGTTATCGAACGGCTCGCCCCTCTGCTACCGGAGCCTTGGAACACAATCTTGACAGCGCTGGCCGCAGGTTTCACCGCCGTGTTCGGATCCTGGGTGTTTAGGTCTAAGAAGGACAAGAAGGATACCCTTTACAGAGAGAAGAAGTAATGTCTATTGTAGGCAAGGCTCTGCGGTCCCTCATGAAGGTGGCCCCTGCTGGTGGTCGCACCCGTACGTCCAGGAAACTACGTGGCATTGCTGCTGTTAGGAAGGATAAACTCAAGAAGTTTAAATCCCTGCGCAATGAAATGGACGAGGTGGTGGGGGCTAACCCGTCTCAGGGGTTCAAGGATATGCGAGCCCAACTGGACGTGGCGATAAAGGATAGAAGCCCCTCGATTGCCAGCCTCAAGCGGAGGTTTGCTACGAAGAAGTACAGGAAGGGGCCACCGGGTCGGAGTCTACACATGATAAAACTAGAAGACGCACAAGGATCGTTGCACACATTGCCTCCTGGATGGGGGCGAGCGGAGCGGCTTGATAGGCGTGCGTCAGAGGCCCAGCGTAACGTTCGTATCGGAATGAACAAGGCCCGCAAAGAATACAACAATCACAAGGACTTCATCAGCCAGTACGACCACTTCGGAGGTCCAGGTAAGGTCACACTATCCGAAGCCATGCAACCGTTAGAGATCGGAGAGATGCTACTGCCTGAACAAGCACTCATGAGGTATGGACGGGAACTCTTTAGTATCAAGCACAACATGGGCGTTGAGATGCAAGTCTTCAAGCAACTGACTGACGGGTTCGGTACGCTGTTCGATGCGGGTACGAAGAGGGGCGGGATCGACCCGGCGCCTGCACGTATGGCACATAGACTCCAGCGCATGAAGAGGCGAGCAGTGAAGAAGAAGGTTAAACAGGCTGCCTTCGTAGGTGCTGGCGCATACGCAGCAACAAGAGAGAAGCACTAATGTCTATCATACGCAAGGCACTAAGAGGGCTTGGCATGGGTCTGGGCAGGAGTAGGGCCTCAAAGAAACTACGTGCAGTTCGCCGTGGTGCCACCTCTAAGCCCAGCCTCAAGAGCAAGTACGGTGCGAAGACACCTCGTACCTCCAAGGATATAGGCTGGACACCTAGTTCCTCCAAGGATATAGGTGTGAGACACCACAGAGGCACAAGCGTGACCTATGACCCCGACCTTCTTTCCATGAACCTTATAGCCAACGACTTCCCCGTCTCACAGATGGGCCGGGCTGCTAAAGGGCTGCCGATGCACACCCAGTCAACTATTGAGGAAGATTTCGGACGTGCGCTGGCGAAGTTGGTTGGGCGGCCTATTCCCAAGAGATCCCCTCGGGGCATCGGAGACTATGTGGAAGGAAACGTTAAGGAATGGCTCGACAAGGCAGGGATACAGCACCCAGTTCACGAGAGGACTTGGGAAACATTCGCTGGGGCAGCGCATGATCAGTCGGTTTCACTACGCAAGTTCTTCAATGAGTCAGCGAGGATTACTGGACAATCGAAACCCGACAGTCAAGTCGTAACAGATATGATAGAGGGGCTAGCCAGGAGCCATGGTAGAATGTCGGGCCCTCGTGATGCACTACAGAACCCGTTCGAGGGCATGCAGAATATAGTACACCGTGCATTAGAGAAACAGAAGCGACCCGAGTTGCGAGTCTCTGCCATGAATAAGTACCACGGACCGTCGTTTGATGCGCCGAGCATGCCGGGACCCAGGGGTCACCTCAATACCCCCGCACCTAGTCTTAAGTTAGATACTGAGTTCAATAAGGCAATGATCCCCCATGGAGGGACGCCCTCCGAAGTAACGCTGAAACAGTTTGGTAAGCCCTTAATGAGATGGTCCAGCCGACCGATGCAGTTGTCCGAAAGGCTACGTAGTTTCAAGAAGCAGAAGGCTAAGACACGTGCGAAGAAGGCTGCACAAATTGGCATGTATGCCGCAGCGGCGTACGGTACGGCTAGGTCTATCGGTTCGACACGTAAAGGCAGGGAGTAGTGCCTCAGCATAAGTGGAAGCCTTACAAGTGGTTGCCTGAGCGTAAGAAAGAGCCAGCCCACCGCAACATACTTGCGTCACTCCAGCACATAGAGAATGTCGGCAGGACCAAGGAACCAGCCTTTAAGGAGAAGGAACATAACAAGCCACCCTGGAACGTAATCATGTATGGCACACCCGAACAGGGCAGGCTTGAGAGAAAGGCAGCACTCCATGCCTTCACTGCAAACATGAGCCCACAAGACATATCCAAACTAGCACCCATGGTGGCGGCAGCGAGGGGCTACGAGGGAGGCGGACAGTACAACCCAGTCACCGGAGAAGGTGGGAGCCCAAGGCACGGTAATATCATGGGTGAACTGGACACAAGAGCAAAAGACGTCCCATTTAAGGGTTGGACGGATCCTGGTGCAAGCATGGCTAGCCTCTTGCAAGGGGCACTGATGAGGACACAGTTCGGGTGGGCGTCGAAGGCTACTCAGAATAGACTAAACGAAGCACGTGATGCAGGCCGACCTACTGGTGTTGCGGATATATTTCATGCGTTTGTTATACGCCGCACGCCTGCAAATGAGAGGGCTAGGGATACTGACCCGGGTGGTATCAATGTAAACGCATTGCCAGGGGGTGGCGCACGGCTGGCGGACATACTCAAGAAGCAGAAGGAGATCGACCGCTTCTGGAATAGCCAACCCAAGCCTAATAGTGGACAACTGCGGGGGATTCAGAGGTTTAGGGAGAAGGAACGACAGCGTGCCTTCGGTGCAAAGTAGGGAGAGGCCGATTGGTATTCAGCCCCTCCCTGTCCCTTATCTTCTGCGAGTCGTTGCGTGACTGAGCCTGTCGTTCCCTGACACAGCCCCACTCACCCCAGAAGCCTCGTTGCCATCGTCGTCCGTGTCAACAGACACACCGCACAGCCCCTGCACCAGCCACCGCCTTGCGTACGTGTGGAAGGAGGCAAACTGGTGGACACCTGTCTGCTTCGGGCAATGCACCGCAGATTCCCGGGTATCAGTGCCGTATGCCAGTACCGCTGTGATGTAGTGTCCGTCACGCTCACGCTTGTTACGCACGACAGTACTCGACGACCCGTCAGTGTGATTGATCTGCTCTTCCTCCACGTAGTCCATGTAAGAAGGTGACACCTCAGTGTGCAGTGATAGCCCATGCCTGGACAGCACCTTACGCACGCTCTTGAGCAATGCGCCAAGGCTTACGTACTTACTACTGAAGTGCGAGTTCTCCATGTCAGCAGTAGCATCAGCCAACTCACCCTGCGCCAAGGCCAGTGCCTCGGTTAGGTTCTCAGGCATTGCCACCTTTGCCTTCTGGGTTTGACTCTCTCTCTTCTGCGTCATAACTAATCCTCCATATCTCCAAGGGCCTCTCTCAGCCCGTCCTTTAATGTAGTCAATAACTTCTCCGTATCTGCAACTTCACGGAAACACCTGTCGAAGTCGTCGGTGACCTCCAACTGTGTTTCCCCTATGACAAGGTGAGTCTCCAATGACTCAGTCTCAATCTTACCGAACCAGTTGACATTCACCGTCACTGTCAGTTCAGCGTACTGCTTGCCAACACCGTTCACTATCTCTCGAAGCCTCGCCTCGTTGTCAAGATCCTTGAAGGCACGCAGTAGTTCCTCCCGGTATGGCAGTTGATCTTCACTGGAATCAAAGTCACGATCAATCACTTGGATCCTCCTTGATCTTAAGGGATCGGTAAGTAGCCTCGGGTACCTCCTTAGTGTATCCCTTGCGCTTGCTTTTGTGGTACCTCAACACCCCGCCGTCATAACTACCCACCTCTGCATCTCCAAGGCTCTCAAGCAACTTCATCTTCGCTTGCTTCAGCACCTTGGCAGACTCACGGTGGACCGCAGTTGCCGCTTGGTACTCAGCAACCAACTTGTCGTCTACTGCTACCACCTTGCCAGGCATACGCTTCATGCGCTGTATGGTACGTGGCGCTGGCACAGTATGGGCAGGCGGCACCCCAGCAAGGACGTTATCCTTCCAGAAGTCACCGCACTGCTCAACTAGCCTGCTGATTATGTCCTCGTCACGATCAACCACGTATAGTTTGAATGCTAGTACGTAGTCAGGCATAAGGCACGGCACCCACACACGCTCAAGGCCAGTGACAAACATCTGCCACTGCACCTGAGCAATGTAGTATATGGGTATCTGGTCAGTCCGCTCTTCACCCCAGCCATCGCACATACTGGTAGTCTTTGCTTCTATGCCTTCATTGCCTCCGATAATCAGTGCATCCATAGTGGAACTAGCCCACTTGTGATCCTTATGCACCCTGAACTGGTTGCGCTTGACCTTGACACCGAGCGATTGGGCTGCGAAATCTATTACAGAATCCTCAAGAAGTACGCCAGCCTGTATCGCCTTGTTCACTGTGTCCTTGGTGTCCT